AAACGTAACGAGTTTGCACCAGATTTGACTAAAGCAATAACAGCATCAGCGGTATCACGAACCTCAAAACGGAACGAAGGACTCGTAGTACCAATCCCCACATTACCGCTTGAGTCAATCCTCATCGACTCCACGCCACCTTCAGAAAAGGCAATAGTGTCAGCCGCAGGGAAGAAGATGCCTGTGTTGGTGTCTGTGCCTCGGATGGCTGGTGTAGCTGCCGTGCCGTCAACATCGGACAAACCGTTTGTGCCACTGAGAATTAAAGTCATGATTTTTCCTTAGAGAACAACCCAGACGCTGTTGTCTGGTACGGTGACTGTGATGCCCGAGTCTACGGAGATCGGCCCCGTGCTCATTGCGTTGAAGTTGGTCGTGATGGTGTAGTCCGCCGTCACTGTTTGGCCATTCTCCACAAAGACTTGATCGGTGCCACCACCAGTTGCTCCGCCGCCCAAAGCGCCCCAGGCTGATGCATTGTAGCCCTCGAACTTGTTGGTTGTGGAGTTATAGCGCACCATGCCAGTCACTGGCGTTGGGCGCTGGCCGGTGGTGCCCACGTTCAGCTTGGAGGCTGTGTTGTCGGTCAGCGAGATGGTGGTGAAGAACGCCGAGTTAGGCGTCGCGCTACCGATGACTGGAGGCGCGGCAAAGGACGCCACGGTCAGGGTGACGGCGATGTTGTCGGTGGTGAACAGCAGCACCTCGTTGGCGTCTTTGACCACAAACTTGTACGACGCGGTGCTCAGGAGCCAAATGTCGGCTTGGCCAAGCGAGTTCAAGATGATCGGGTTGGTGTTGGTGGTGACGCCAGCCGCATCGACGTAGGTAGTGATAGGCGTGGTCGTACCGGCAGCGTAGGTGTAAATCTTACCGCCCGCCAACGGAATGCCGTCGGAGTCGAAGAACTGCTGCTTGGGGGTTGGGGAGAGCAAGGCCATGTGGTTACCTCAAGTTGTTTTGGTTGTCAGTCATACTGTGGAGCCATGCCGTTCATTTCGACGCGTAACGCATTTTGATTTTCTTGCGTTGGCGCTAAAGCGTTTTGAGTCTGCGTAATGATATTCAATTTGGTTGGGCTCAAATTAGCTTGGCCAAGGGCTCTAAGCACATCAATGCGTTGAGACGAGGGAACTTTTTTCAGAAGCGTTTCAAAATCTTTTGCAGAGGCAAAACCTTTTTCAAGTTCTTTCAGCACGTTTGCGCTCATCTTGTCTTTTAAGATGTCCAGCATTTGATTTGTCACTGTTACTTTGACATCCAAAAAGCTCGGCAAACGAAACTTGGACTGGTTAGCCTCCAAGATTATCTTCATGGCATCCGCGCCTGCTTGAGTCTGACGCACAACCTCGGCGTTGCGCTTTAACTCTGCCTCGACGCCTTTAACAACGTTCATTTGCTGAGGTGACAGTACTTGGCTGAGGTCATCGTATCTTGCCGCGCCGGTAGACTTTTTAAGCAACGCGTTCTCACCACGTCCCAGCGCAGTCATAAACGGCCCTGCCCGCTCACCAACGCCAAGAGGTTGGGTAAGCACCTCTTGCATCGCGCCCAAGACTTTGGCTTGGTTAACTGGCGGCGAGGCGGCGGCAAATACCTTTTGCGCTTGTTGGTAGCCAGGCAACGCTTGTTCAATTGTGCTCTTAACGTTTGTCAGGTTTTTGACAATAAACTTATTGTCTTTGTTGGCGATCAAGTCTTTCAGGTTATCCAACACCGAGGACACTTGTTGCGCGTCTGTGCTGGCTTCTAAACCAGTTTTGACTTGGTTCAACGCAGACACCAGTTTGGCGTTACCTGGGTTTGCGGCAAGCAACCCGTCAATCTGTTGCGTTAAAGGCAGCACATTGACGGCTGTGGTGGGCTGAGTAGCGGCGGTGTACAGCGGGCCGCTTACGTTGCCGCGCATAGCTTCAGCAGCTTGCAAATTAGGCGTAGCTCCTTGCAGACGCGCCATGCGGTCAGCTTCTTGCGCTTGTTGTACCGACAATGCGCGGCCTGGGGCGGTCTTGGATTCAACTGTTTGGCCAAGGTATTGAACCTGAGGCGACGTCACATCGGCCAATGCTTGCCGCACGGTCATATTGGGCGGCGCGTTAGCCAACGCATTTTGCGCGGCGGCTAAATTCTGGGGCACTCTGCCTTCTTCGGTCAGCGCGTTACGCACAATATTGCCCGCGCGTGTTGCCGCGCGTTCACCAGTAATTGCATCAATTACATTGCCTGTGCCTTTTGCGCCCAACGCCAGCCCGTAATTAGCCGCCGCAGTAACGGGTGCCAGTGGGTTGGTGTATTTGCCAACGGCACCCATTACTTTAGATGCCGCAGGGGCTACGCGAGCCGTGGCAGACGCGCCGCCAGTAAACAGCGTAGACAGGTCAGCCGCCGCACCAACGGGATCGGTTGCCAAAGTGTTTTTCAACGCCTCGACACTACCGTATCGGTCTTTGTACACGCCGCCAACAGCGTTTGCCGCGTCAACCGCACGTTTGGCGGCTTCGGGCTTGTTGTCAATTTGGTTGACCAAATCAACAAGTTCTTTGGGAAGCAAATTTTGCAACGTGCCTGCGCCCACGTCTATAACGCCAGACACAGTTTGCACAGGGTTTGTAATGGCGGTCAACAAACCTTTGTAAAAATTTTGGGCGCTTGTACCTACGTTAGCCAAGGCTTCGCCAGGCACATCTGAAAATGACCGGCGCTGTTTGGGGATGCCGCTGTTAGTTTCTATTTCAAAACCTGGTGGCAACTTCATGCCCGCAGGTTGAGCTGCTACTGGCGCGGCTTGTTCAAGTTCAAATCCCGGTGGTAAAGCCATTATTTACCCCCTACTAATTTCCAAGTGTTGCCGCCATCAGTAGACTGAATGCGCTCGCCTGTTTTTGGGTTTGTCGCAAATATTGCGCTAGGTGCCAGCGGCGGCACTTTAATTGGAGCGGTAGAAAGACCTGTCCCTTCAGTTGCCGATTTAGGCAATTGCTTGACACGTGTGTTCCATGATTCCGCGCTGCGCGTAGCTGTTTGGTGTTGGAGTCTGGCCAGTTCGGTAAGCGTTTGCGCGGTAAGCTGAATTGTGCCGCCTGCGATACCTTTTAAAAAGTTAAGGTCTTTATCTGTAAAGCCTTGTCCTGTACCTAAGCCAGCGCTTTGGATTGCGTCCAAAGTGCTTTTACCGGTAGCAGAAATAAGCGACTCGGTGTTGGCAATTTTTTCTTCGTTGCTTGCGCCTGCCACGTTTAGGGCACGTGCAATGTTCAACTTAACGTCTGCAATTGGCCCTGTGAACACGTTGCCTTGTGTTACCAAGTTAATAATCCGATTGGCACTTTCAGCCAACTGAGGCGCTTTTTCAGCGGTGGTCATTTTGGAAATGTCAGTGTCGGCCATTTTTCCAGCAAATTGCTCACCGTATTTTTTCTCGGTGCTCATAGTAATGTTTGACGCGCCAGCTTTAGCAATTGCTTTCTTTTGCTCCGCCACAGCCGCAGGCAACGGCGTATCGGCGTATGTACCAACTGATGTGTAGGGGCCAGTGCTTAAACCTGGGCGCTCAAGAATTTGTTTTTGGCCACCTTGGTCAATCACTTGCGTAGTTGGCTTGTTCATCTCAATGAACTTTTCAGTGCCAAGCTTAGACCCGTTAATTAAATCAGCAAATGCTTGTGGGCCTTTGGCGATTGCCGTTTCAATTTGAGCGCGTGATTGCTTTGCGGTTATGCCGCGCGCCGCCAAAGCAGGGCCAACAATAGGGTCGGCGTGGTTGGCTTCGTGCCAAGCAATGTATTGTGCTGGCGCGTTTGGATTCATTGGGTCAATGGTGTCTAAAAACCCGCGAGATTGTTTTAGCTTAACGTCAAGCAATTCAGCTTGCGTTTTCAAAGCTAAAGTTCTTTCCTTTTCCATCTCGGCAATATTTTTTTCAATCGCAGGCAGTTTGGATCCGTAGCCGCCAGCGGACAAACTCCCGCGCAACTTATTAATGTCAATCTTGCCTGTGGCGGAATCGTAGGCATCTTTGTACGCGGTGTTCAACGCGTTGGTTGCGTTGTCTTCGCGTTCCGCTGAAGACAACTGAAATTTTGCCAACGCGTTTTGATTGCGCGCATTTTGGATTTGAGCAATCTGGCTGTACTGAGCCATGGGGTTTTCAATCTGAACTGGCCGAACCCCAAGTGCAATGTTTGTATCAAGTGTTGCCATGATTTACCTTAGCTTAGCAGTTTGAGAAGCTGTTGATTTTGATAGTAGTTTGTGCCCATACCTATCGCGCTGTTCAACGCATTTGCTTGGCCAACATACCCAGACGCCCGAGCGTTAGCCGCGTTAAGCAATGCGTTTGTTGCGTTTGTGCCGTAGTTGCCCAGCGCCGCGTTTGACGCGTTGGCATAGTTTTGACCCCCTGACGTTACGCTGTTGGCGTAATTTTGGCCGGTGTTGGTCATGTTGCTCACGTAATTTTGGCTTCCGGCAGCAAGGTTATTGGCGTAGTTTTGAGCTACTTGATTCATTTGTTGAGAAGTAACTTGACCAACGCCCGCTACTCCCGCCAAACGGTTGTACCCCGTATCTGAACGCGCTACGTCAGCGTTGTACGCCGTCAACCCTCGATTAAACGCGGTATCTGACCGCGCAGCCGCAGCGTTGTACCCTGTCAACCCGCGATTAAAAGCAGTGTCTGCTTGCTGCACTTTGGTGCCGTAACCTGTAAATGCGCGGTTGTATGCGTTTTGGTACTCTTGCGACGCCATGTCTTGGCCGTACTGTTGCAAAGCTTTGCCAGTGCCACCAGACAGCAAACCACCGCGAGCAGCGGCTGAACGCTCCAACGACTTTAATCCTTCGCTTAACCGAAACCCATACCCTGGGTCGGCTTGAAAATCTTTGTTGGTAAAGGTAAATGCGCCAGGTTGAGCGTATGCAGGGTCGTTAGGGTTAAACGCAGCAGGCTGAGCATACGCAGGATCGTTTTTATTGAACGCGGCGGGCTGAGCAAACGTACCTTTTTGCATTTCAGCCAAGGCGTTTGTGCCCGCGCTAAGCCATGGCTGCTGACGAGCAACTCCTTCTTCATATTGTTTCTTTTGAAACGCCGCAGTATCAGCGTACTGTTGCTTTTGCAACGCTACTGCGTCAGCATACTGTTGTTTTTGAACTGCTGTTGACGTGTCAAACTGTTCTTTTTGCAAAGCAAGCTGTTTGTTTGCAATTGCTTCAGAAATTGCGCCCGATTTATCAGCGGCTGCGACTTGAGCGTTTGATGCTTTAGATGCTGCGTTAGAACTAATAACTGCGCCGCCAACAAGCGCGCCTGCTACCCAAAAAGTCATGGTAACTCCTTAACTTTCAATTGATTACCGAGACTGTACATGCTGTTGGGTTCTTCTTCAACCAATTCCACTTCAGCGTCTTCCACAGTCGTTGAATCTGTCCTGTGAAACGTCATGCACAAAGCATCAGTTTCAGCGTAAACAGCTCGTTTGGTGCCAGGCTTGCTGCACAACAGATGCGGCCCAGTCACAACTTGTACGCCGTCATCCGTGGTTATCGCCACAGTGCCGGACACGATCAAATAAAAATGTTCTTTTTTGTGGACTTTGCCCACCACCAACACACCCGCATGACGAAAGACTTTGCGGCAATACATGCCAGCATGGAACACATGTTCAGTCTCAGGCTCGTAAGGCTCAAAGTTCATCAACGCGTCTTGCAACGCCTGAACCTTGTCACGCATCAAATCAGGTGTTGCGACGTCGTTCACGAGATCTCCCGCCCGCTTACGCGGATGTTGATGGCGCTGGCTGTTCCGGCGATTGTCGAGATAAAGCTGCCAGAAGACAAGATCTGGCCAACAATTTCAGGAAACGTGTAAACCTCAGACGCGGCCAAGGACTTTTGCTTGGTGATCAAATTTCGGTCACCTGCCGTGTCGGTGTATGTCACCAAGTTCACGTTGATGGTTGCGGGCGACGCGCTGATGTTGGTGGCAGTGAACTTGTCAATGATGGTCGTGACGTTGACGGCAGTGTACTGAGTCGTCTGCGTGGCTTCAGCAAATTTGGCGGGGACAAGGTTTTTTGCCGTTACGGTCATGGTCTTTCCTTAAACAACGACCCAAGTGGAGCCGGAAGAAACGGTCACCGAAATACCGCTGTTTACAGTCACAGGGCCAGCAGACAAACCATTGTTTGCAGTGGCGATAGTATAGCTTGTGGCCACCGTGTTGGCATTAATTTGTATGCCGTTGCTGGATACGTGCGCCAAGGCCGTCAATTCGCCCGTGGACGGTTTGTACAGGTAGTTGGCATTGCTGGTGTAGATCGTGGTCGGTGTGCCGGTCGTTGCCGTTGCAAACAGAGGGTACAGGTTGGACGCCGTGGCCGTGTCGTTGCTAATTGACGCGCCGGACACGACTGTGGCCCAAGTGCCGTCGCCCCTCCAGTAAGTCGAGGATGTGGCTCCAGTGCCGCTGTTCAGGTTGGTGACCGGCAGGTTGCCAGTGACCTGCGTGGCCAAGCTTACGTTGCTAAGGGTGCCGCCCAAGGTGATGGTGCCGGAGCTGGTGATTGGCCCGCCGGTCAGGGCGATGCCGTTGACCGTGCCCGCAGTAGCCACCGAGGTGACTGTGCCGCCAGGGTTGCTTGAGTTGATGGTTTGGTTGGGCCAACTGCCAGTGATGGTGACGTTGGTGCCCGCTACCAGCGCCGGTGTGGCCGTACCAGTACCGCCGTTGGCCACCGCCACAATGCCCGTCACGTTGGACGCGGTGCCTGTGGTGTTTTGGTTCAGCGTCGGCACATCCGCCGCCACGATGGCGCGGAAGGTCGGTGTGCCTGCCGAACCGTTGGGCGCGGCGAAGAAAAAGTTGGCCGTTTGGCTGGCCAAGGTGCCGGTCAAAGTGCCTGAAGTTGTGACCGGCGAGCCAGACACAGTGAAAATACTAGGTAGGGATAACCCTACAGAAGTAACCGAACCGTCACCCGTACCTGCGCCGATGGCTGTACGGAAAGTGGCTGCATCCAGCGCGGATACTGAGTTATCAGCGTTTACCCTTAAAAACGTAACCGCGCTGGGGTTGGTCAACGTGAACAAGTTACTGCCAACTGTCGTGCCGCCAAGCGATGTGCGGCCTGTCGCCGCAACTAGATTGGTTGCGCCGCCGTCCCATTGCAGGCGTTCGGAATAGGCCGTGTCCCAGTTAGTTTGGCTGCTGGTTGTTGGAATTGAGTAGCCAGCGGTAAAAGTCACCGCCAAAGTGCCTGATGTCGTAATGGGGTTGCCTGACACCGACAGGCCGGTGGGCACCGTCATGTCTACGGATGTCACCGAGCCGCCGCCAGTGCCCGCGCCAATGGCCGTACGGAAAGTAGCTGCGTCCAACGCGCTGATGGTGTTGTCGGCGTTAAACCGAGGGAATGTGACCGCGCTGGGGTTGGTCAGCGTGAACATGTTGCCGCCAATGGTGGTCGCCCCCAAAGACGTGCGGCCAGTGGCCGCTACCAAGTTGGTCGCGCCGCCATCCCATTGCAACCGCTCAGAGTAGGCCGTGTCCCACTCAGTCTGTTTGGCGGTGGTAGGGATCGAGTAGCCTGCTGTGAACGACACCGCCAAGGTGCCCGCAGACGTGATGGGCGAGCCGGTGACGGTTAAGCCGGTTGGCACAGTCATGGCCACCGAAGTCACTGTGCCAAAATAACTTTCGCCAGCACCGGCTGGTGGGCCAATCTGCAACTCGTCCAGCGTAATTGTGTTGCTACCGCCGCCGGTCAGGTTGAACAGGTTCAAGAAGAACCGATACCATTCACGCGACATCAAGCCTGTCCTGGGGTCGATAAAATCGACCCGCGAGGAGGGTATGTTCGTTATGTTAAGTAATTCAGGCATTGGTCGGGCTCAGAATTAACTCAGCACCGACAATGGCAATTTTTACTGGGTCAGTGCCGGACACCTCGTAAACCCTATCCCGTAGCTTCATCGTCATGCCAAGCCGACGCCAAAACACGCGGTGAAAATACTGGCCGATCTTACCCAAGGACGCCCAATGCTCGTTTGACCACGTGTGGCCACCGTCATCAGACCAGCGCAAAACAACTTGGGGGTCGCTCCCCTGCCCCAAATTCAAGCCCACGCCGGACTGGCAGTCCAACTGCAAGCTGTGGTGAGCGGTACGTTTGAGGTCATTTTGGCCGGTTGGCAAAGCTCTCCACGACCGCAGCCACTTCTGGATGCCGCCGTTGTCAGCAAACACATCAAGGTTGAAACGGTAAATGTTGCCGTTTTCATAGTCACCCACAACGATGTTGCCGCCAAAATTGCACTGGCAGTTGGAACGGTGACGCATAAATGCACCGTTGTCCCACCCTGCGCGCTCATGCCACGCGCCTGTGGCCACGTCGTAAACCCATGTGGCGTTGCCGGTTGGGAACGTCAAAACGTAGAAAGCATGACCTTCTTGTTGGTACGTGTAGGCAATGGCATCGGCCAAATTGCCGTACTGGGCAATGGCATACTCAACCGCATGGGTAGAAACCCTTGTGCCGGTGTAGCCGTTGGCTCGGTAGACGATGCCTTGACCACGGGCGTCGGTGCCCAACCAAAACAAACCGTTGTCCAGCTTGGCGATTGAGAAAGTGGCCACACAGCCAATCTCGTTAAACGCGCCTTGAATACGAGTGAGCGGAAAGTCGGCCAAGCCTGCGTCGTACCAGACTTCAACCGAATCAGTGCCAAACAACCACGCTTCGCGGTGGTCAACAATCAAGCCCACCAAGCCGTCAGGTGAGCCCTCAGCACTGGCAAAGTCCAGCGCGTCAATCTGGGTGCCTTCAAAGATGCTGGTGACCCACACTCGTTGGCTGTTGGGCTCAGTGAACACAAAGTAGCCATCCAAGTAGCCCACAGTCAGCGCGCCAGGGAAATCTGGGTCGGTGATCTGTTGGAAGACGTTGGTGACTTCGTTGTAGATGTAGCTGGGGCCGTTGCAGGCAAAAAAGATTTGTGCGCCGTTGTCAGCAATTGAAACTGGGCCAGTGCCCGACACGGTGCCCAAAAGCGTAGGGGTGGCGGTCAAACCGCTGAGCTTGAACACCTGAACGCCCGACACAACGTAGAAGTCAGTGCCGTTTGTTTGGTGCGCCCAGAGCCCACGAATGGGGCCTGTGCCGACCGTTTGCAGAAATTGAAGCCCAGGGCAGCGGCTTAGGAAAGCGGCCTCTTTGCCGCCTTCTGGGATGATTTCTGGAAACAGGTTGACCATGCGATTGTCGGCAGCATTGACGCTGCGCGCAACGTAGCTGGAGCCGAGAATCGGGGTTTTCATCAGTAGTTACCTGCGTAGATGTTGAAACGCTGGCGAGTGGCCACAATGGCGTAGGGCATTGACATCACGTCATCAGGGTTGTTGATGCGCTTCAAGTTACGCTTGGATGTCATTGCAATCCGCTGCACTTGGGGGCTGGGCTCCACGCCAAACTCAGGTGCAATTTCCATGGCCAAGTTGTACGTGAAAGCGCGCAAATAACCAGGTGGAAACAGAATTTCAGTCACCAAAGTGGCCGGTTCAGCCAGCTTTTGGACGCTTACAAAATGCCATTCCAAGTCCCGTGTGGGCCGAGGGTAGATGGTCATTTCAACATCAGGGTAGGTCATATTGACAAAAATGACCTGTGGATAAGTTGACGTCACGGTCTTGACCGCAATGCCGTTGTACTGTTGTTGGTTGATGAATTTGATGCCAAACGACACGTTGGTGCCTGGATCACGGTAGTAGGTAGCGTCGTCTAACAAGACAGGGCGCAAGCCTACAAAGTTGCCGGTTGGGCCCAGTGTGCGTTTAATTTCACCGGCAGGCCAAGTAAATACTTGGTCTTGGGTACAGAATACCGACAAGCGTTCGGTGTTCCATGAATCAATCATCTGATTCAACGCCATCAGCGAATCTTGATACACAGACGCAGAAGACGTCTCACCTTCAGCCAACACACCAAGCAATCGTAATGCTCTATTGATTTGATCGCCAGCAGTGTATGTGGCCATGGTTATGCTCCTTGTTCGACCACCTCTGTGGGTCGGCTACGACGACGTTTAACTTCCAATTCGTTGACGACAGGAGCCGCCTCAACGGGCGTGTCTAAAGTATATCGCACCCAGCCATTTTTTTCATCAAACTCAGCTTCCATTTCCATGTAAGCTATTTTTCGGCCATGAATTTCATGCTGAAGATAAATTTGCATATAAAGAAGGGGGTGATTAGCCCCCTAGTTGGTTTAAGACAACAAACCAAGAGTTTGAAGTTTAGTTTCTAATTGCGTTACGCGGGCTTGCAAATTTGCAATCACCGCCAACACTGAGTTACCCTCATCTTTGGTAACAAAACCAAACGGGGTTGTTTGAGTCAAGTCTTGGATTGCAAAGTCTGGCGTACCAGGTGCAGTAGACGTGATTGTAGTTAAAGCAGCGGTGTTAGCCGCAGGCTTAGTTGTCGGGTTAGTACCGTAGAAACCAGCAGTTCCTCCAGCTTTACCCATAATTGCGCCATCAAGTTGTGCATCTTCAAATGCAACACCTACAGCTTTTGTATTTGGCATGATGTTTCCTTTAAAAATAGGGGCCGAAGCCCCTATTTAGGTTTAAGACACGCGATAAATTGAATACGCTGCGTCACCTGTTTTGCGGAAACGGAACGTGCCAGATGTGTTGTTAGTTTTAGTAACCGCATCTTGGATCACGTCGTTACCGACTAGGGTGTTGCCCGTGCCAGCAGTAAAGGTCACGTCATTTGCTGCGTTGTCACCAATGTTGATGAATGAGCAATCAAATGTCGAGCCAACTTTAAGGCTAGAGAATGCAGCGTCAAGCAGTGCACCTGTTGGAAACACATAGGTGCCTGCGTCTGTGCCGCCGGAGTCCATAGTGCACACACCAGCAGCCAAATTCTCTGCGGTGATAGTGACAGACGCGCCAGCCAATGCGACGGGTGCGCTGGTGTTATAAAAACTGATTTCGCCAAGATTGCCGTCACCAACTTGGTAACCACTTGCGCCGTTAGGTAATGTAGCCATGATTTATTCCTTCAAAAAAGTTTCTGATCAACCCCAGATGCGGCAGGCCATCTGTGGACGAATTGTGCTGTAGCCGTACAGAACGTCAATACGGCAAGGCATACGGTCGTTGTTGATGTCGTACTGACGAACAACGCGCAAGCTGATACCGTTATGAACTGCGCGAGCAGCCATATCGACGCCTTGGGGCAGCAACAAGTCAGCGGTTGCAAAAGTGATCGCATCTTTGTGGTAGACCAAATTTTGCGCGTACTGAGTAGAAGCAGCACCCACAAAAGTCACAGTACCGCCAGTTGCAGGCAGCGCGTCCATAGTGGCCAAAGCATGGTTAGCTGAGTACATAGGGGCAACAGTCACAGTCCAAGTACCAGATGAGGCAGCAACGGTAGTCAAAGCCACGAATTGGAACAAAGAGCCTGTGGATTCACGGGTCTGTGGGTTAACAGCATTGCAACCGCTGATAGTGAACACGTCACCAGCATTGATTGTTGTAGTTACAGAACCTTGCTCCAACAGAATGGTTGATGAACCTTCGGAAGTAACGCCTGGGGTCTTAACCAATGTAGACGCAGACGCGCTACGTGAGCCAGTGGTGTGTTGCTTGATTGACTGAGACATGTTCACTTCGTCGAAGCCCAACACGCCAGTGCCCATCATGCCGTTCTTGAACTGCTTGCTGATGGTGTCGGTGGGGTTAAACAAACCTTTCATGCCTTCGACCAAGCCAGCGTTAGCGGCAGGGTTGACGGTGGCGTAACGTGGGGACATCACGGCAGCGTTTTCGTTCAGCTTCTGTTGGGCTTGCAACAAGACCAAGGAAGTAGAAGGAGTGGTGCCAGGTGTGCCAACGGTGTTGCCGATGGTTTTGTAAGCGTTGGCGACGTCAGCATCAATGCTGGAAGCCAATTGGCTAATACGAGGCTTCAACACACGCTCTGCAAAGTCATCCAATTGCATGGTCAATTCAGCAGATGTGAAGTTGACACCAATGTGCTTTTGGCTGGCCACAGACAAAGTGGTGAACTGTTCGTTGTCGTCCTGAACTTGCAGGGCGGCACCGTCGGTCACCAAAGCGCGGTCGGGCAGGCGAATACGCAGGGTAGAACCAATCTTGGCACCTTCAACAGCGAAGCTGTCGTCGTACTGACGGTTCACGTTACGGGTGAGCACCAGGTTGTTCTCGAGGATCTCGAGAGCTTTGCGGGTGATCATGTCGATCGTTAAGATACTATTAGACATGGAGAAAATCCTTCAAAAATTGTTTAGCGGTTGGCTTGCGCTTGCCATTTTTTCATCTGCCGTGCTCTTTCAGCTTCAATCCACTGCGAATCGGTCATGGTCTTGGTAGACCGTGGATCCGTAGTGTCATAGGCTGGGCCCCCAGAGGAGCGAGCTGTGACAGGCGAAATCGGTGCTGGCGCAGACGTGGTTCTTTTCACAGGAGGATCACTGGCCATTTTGGCCTCAATCTTCCCAATTTCTTTGGCTTGCATGATAGGCGCAAGACGAGAGATTCGATCTGCTTCCTTGGGGTTGGCACCGAGGTAGTAAGCTACTTCAGGGCCTATGTCCGAGGCTCGGATCGACTCAGCCATCACGTCTGTGATTGGAAGTTTCGGGTTGTAGGCGACTTGTTCAAAGTCATCGTACTTACTCCGAGCTTCTTCTTCCTTTTCGTGATAGGACTCAAGAATTGCAGATTGCTGCCTTGCTTGTTCTCGTTGGGCAAGCAGTTGTTCGGCTTTCTGGTAGGCCAATGCGTCTGCATAGGCTTCAGGGCTTTCAAACTGATCGACTGACGAGATGTCTGCTGGCGCTCTCAGCGTTTGGGCTTCCGCCTGACGTTGAGACTGCTCTCTTTCCCACTTACGTTGTTCTCTTGCAAGTCGTTTGCCGATTGCTGCATCAAGTTCCTCTTGGGTAAAAACCCTCGATTGCTCTTTTGCTTCTTCAGCGACTTCCGGCGTTTGATTTGCTTCAGGAGTGGCCGTCACTTCTTGAGCTGGCGCGGAGTCTACTTCCGCTAAGGGTTGTTGGACTTCTTCAGTCATTTTTGAATCTCAATGATTCCCTGGTGAACCGCACCAGTACGGGTTTGGATCATTCGAAAATGATTGTTGCTGACACTGTACCTGAAATTACCACATAAATGCCACTGTTGACGTAAATACCGTCAAGAGGGAACACGTACGAGGTCGCGGCGGCGGGTGTGAACACGCTCAGAACAGTCCGAGTGGTGGTCGCAGCCGCAGAGTCATAAACGGTAATGGTCGGCGTGGATGAAGCCGCGCTGACAAAAATGCCTTTGAGCTTGCCGCCCATGGGTTTGATGTTGGCGGTAGCGGTGATCTGTGCAAAATTTGCCATGGTGTGTCCTTATGCCAAGAAGCGGAGTTTGTAAAGAGTTCGCAGATAAATCTCAACGATATTATCAATCAACTGTTGCAACGCAGTGTCGTTTTTGTCGCAGATTTCGTATCTGCCTTCTTCAATCTGCTTAAGCGAGTCTTCCAAAAATTCAATGACGTTGGATGTCTTTTTAGCTGAATGCAGTGTGATGGGGCCAATCAGACCGTGACGGCCTTGGTAGGTTTCAGCAAAGTCATCTGCCGCATCAACAATACGATCGTAAAAAATGTTGAGCGCTTTATGTTTGCTGAAACTGCGAGTGTTCAGATGAACACTGTGCGTTACGTCTCTTGCCAAAAACAACAAGCCTAAAAAATCAGCAGCTTTCATTGTGGCATTCCTTCAGGTGGCAGCATCATTTCCTCTTGCATCGGTTCTTCACGCATGGTGGGCATCTGGTTCATCATGCCTTGTGATTCCATTGCTGCTGCGACTACGCCCATGGCAATATCTTGAATCTGTTGCTCGCTCATACCGGCTTGCACCGCCGAAATACGTTGTGTTTCGGCCTGATACGCCTTAATTTCAGCCTCAAAGTTCTTGCGCTCCATGTCCTGCGCTTCCATGGATTTACCCACGTTTTGCAGCATCTGGTGCACTTGATCCAACTCTTGGCCCATAGCCTGAATCTGTTGCTCTGCGGCTTGCAACTCGGGCGGCTTGTCGCCGTCTTCCATGAGTTTGGGGTCGATGGTTTTGGCAAACCGCTTGGCCATCTCTTGAGCACCTGGCCAGTCCATGTTCTTGACAAACAAGTCGCCAGCCACAGCCCACAGGCTTGGGTTGCCTTGCAGCAACTGGGCCATGGCTTCCAAGGCTTCTTGGCGCTTGGTCGCATACCCTGGGCCGGTGGCCACCACCACGTCGTACTTGCCGACGTTGGGGTTGTAGATCTTGTCGATCACGATGTCGTCTTGCATGATCTTCTTGACCGGCTCTTGCTGAGACGGGTCAATCTTGACCATCTTGGTTTCGCCGTCCAAGCCAATGATGCGGGCCACGCGCTGTGTGTCGTAAATTTTGGGGATCAAGTCCACCAACTGACGCACGATGTGACGCACGCCACGGGCCAAGTTGTCACCGTAGTGGTACGTGCCCACGTCGCCTTCGCGCTGGCGGGCCAGAATGGCCTTGCCTGAGCGTTCGTTGCTTCCCATGCCCAAAGACGCGTTGTATTGGCCGGTGGTGCTCTTGATGTCTTCAGAAGCGCCCGATTTGGCTTGCAACAGGCCGCTGGAGGCCATTGGAGGCTGTGCCCGCTGGGGTAGTGGCAACATGCCACCTGAGCCGTCTGTGACGTCTGGATTGACCTCCAAATACGGCCAGTTGTTGGTGTTGGCGGTCTTCCACTGGTTCTCGTAGCCCTCGAACTGGCCACCGTAGCCGATGAACGGTGCCTTGGGGGCCAGCGCCAGCATCTCTGCTTCTTGGCTTACCCAGTAGTTGTACATGCGCTGGGCATCCTTGGCGTTACGCACCAAGCCCGACACATACAAGCGACCATCGACTTCAAATTCATTGCCGACGATGCGGACTACTGGGATGTATTTCCCCGCCCAATCACGTTCTTCAAGAATTTCATAGCCGTTGATCTTGCAGTATTTAACCTTGACACGATCCGACTCACGACTTCTTTTAGGTTTGCCATAAATTGCTTTCAGTTGTTTGTCCTCGGGTGTGCCTTCAAAAGCGGTCACGTTCCCTGGGTACAAGTTGAGAGTTGCGCGGTCGTAGTCCAGATAGTAGTAATCGGCCACGCGGATGGTGTCTTCAGTGAGCCACTGGCTCAAATTCTGGTCGCCCACACCCAGTGTTTGCAGTGTGGTGATGGGCGCAGAGTCGGGGTACATCCGCTCGTAGTCGTCGCGGCTGATGTCTTCAGTGATGAAGCACCACTTGGCGTCTGCGCCTGTTGGGTCTTGAATGGTTGGATCCATGTAGACCGAGAAGCTGTTGCGTACACGGCCAATCTTAATGTCTTGATCAAACGTGTTCTCGTCGCAGTATTCGGTCAGGATGCGGATGTAACCTTCGCCGTAGGAGACTTGGTTTTCACAGGCCGTGTCGTAAGCAACGTCGGCGTCGCTGATGTACTCGATGTGTCTGACCATTCCATTGAAGATTTCTGCAACTTCAACATCTGCGTGGTCGTCGGCTGGAATAACTTTGCCACTTGGGCGGTTTTGCCTTTGGTCATTGGTGACCTGCCTTACGTGCTGAGGAAGCTTGTTTATCGTCAGACATGGCCTGGCGTTGATTGTTTGACCCTGCACCGCGCCACGTGTGGCCAGTACGTCAGCAGGCCACTGCCAGTGGTTGTCGGGCGAACCTGCATAGAACTTCAGGTCGTCAATTTCATCTTCACGGGACTCAGACAAAGCAGCAATGGCCATGTCCAAACGTGAGCGGGCAGTCGCCAAGACGCTGGATGTTGTGTCCTTTTGCTTGCCGCCGTTGGCCACAGCACCTGCTGCGGCGATGCCTGTGTAGTCCATTATTTTGGTTTTTTCTGCGCTTCGCGCTTTACTGCGTAAGCAATCGCCACGGCCTGCTTGACAGGTTTGCCAGCAGCGACTTCAGCTTTTACATTCTTGCGAAATGCTTCAGGCGATTTTGACTTAACGAGTGGCATTTAAGTCTCCGTGTGAAAAATGGCGTAGTTCAAGTGAATAGCTTCACTATACGCATTGTTGGTTACGTTTTTAATTTCTACCGTGAACGAGCCATTGCTAACGGCCACAATGAACACGTTGTATGCGCCCAAAGTACCGCCAGAGGCAACGCTGATTACCACCACGTCTTTGGTGCTGACTGTGCTGCAATTGACCACAAACACCGCATTGGCGTTGGGGGCCATTTGAGCATTGGCCGTGATGATCTGACCAGAAGGCGTGTTAATCGTGACCGCTGTGGTCTTGTTGTTGGTCTGGGTTACCACGTCGTAAGCGCCAGCCGCATAGCCAATTGTGCCAGTAGTGGCAATGTTGGTGGCTTTGACAATATCAGCACCAATGATGTTTTGGTCTTCGTACGCAACGCCGATGGGTTTGGTGTTTGCCATTTATTTTTTCTTCGCAGTTTTAGCTGACTCTTTGAACGCCTTGGCCGTTGGCGCATTCTTGCTGCCAGGCTTGTTCATCTTTTCGCCAGAGCCCGCTTTTATACGAGCCTGTTTTGCGTGAATGTTAGCGTAAAGTCCAGGTTTAGTTGCCATTTAACTCCCCATCCATCCAGTTGCTACAGCACGTTGGCCCGAGTATACCTTGCGTGTGGCTTCAGTGTACTCCCGATGCGCCACAGGAAATGCAAATGTAACAGCAATCGCGTCCGCCGCGTCAGGTGACGCCAGCCCACGTGACTTCATGTCTTTCTTGCTTTCCAAGAAAATTGTTCCACGTGAATCAGGCTTCATCATAGGCGAAATTAAATCAGTCTTCAAGAACCGATCGTGTC